TATGGCTATGATTTTGGTGATGGGTGGTTCGCGAGCGTAAAGGCCGAGAAAGTGACTTCAACCGAAGCAGCCAAACTGCGGAAGCAATCTAAGGGCTTCGCTGGGTATAACTGGATGATTGATGAGATTGTGCTGAACGGTCGGATTTTAGGCCGGCATGCAGCTCAATTTAAACGGGGGAATTATGACCAAACAGATTGATGATGGCGGGCCGGCTTTGGTTGGGCTGGAAGTTAATGGCGGGGTGATCAAGCTGAACAGCACGATGAGCCTCCGCGATCTAATTTTCTGTCATGCGTTTCAGGGAATTTGTTCTGGTTATTTCCAGCAGGACATGGACGTTCGCAGCGATGAGCAATTGGCTGAAACGGCGTGGCGGTTGACGGATGCTGCGCTGAAGGCGAGGCAGTCATGACCCCAAAATCACCAGACGAATATCAGGCTCAACGGATTGAGGCTGCGGCAAAGGCCTTGTGTGAAAGAAATGAACCAGGCCCAGAATGGCAAGATTATATCGGAGATGCCAAAGCCGCCTTAACAGCAGCAGATGCCGTGCCAGCGCAATCTGTGGGTGATGGGGATTTAGACGCGGCAATTTTTGATTTGCAGTCTTTATTAATTCGATATGATGCGAATACCTTGGTGTTTAAACCTTGTAGTTTTATGGATTCGGAGTCGTTCTTGAGCAAGCACTGGCAGATAGTTCATCTATCATTGAAAGCCGCCAAAGCCTACCGCGCCCAAAACAACCAACCTGCCGTTGATCGGAAATGAGCATCCTTCAGGAAGCGCATGATTTGATTTACGGCGACCGGGCTGAGGCTTACGGGGATGCGCACGATGGTTTTGAAAAGATCGCGCGCATGTGGGGCGCCTACATCTATCAGAAGTATGGGTTTTCATTTGGGCTTGATCCCCAAGATGTCTGCTGGATGATGGCCTTGTTGAAGATGTGCCGGCAGATGAACGCACACAGCGATGACAATCTGGTGGATGCGGCTGGGTATATCGGGCTGGTGGAGAAGGTGCGCAGTGGCCAGGGCTAGGCACATTGAGGGATTGAAGGTTGGCGAGCTGCCGATGCGGCCGGTGGACGTGAGGCTGTTTGTCTGCACGGATCATGACGGCGAGCATGGATCCCGGAGCCAGCGTGCTTCGGTGATTGTGGCGAAGGATGAGGTGCATGCCAGGGAGCTGCTAGATAAGGCGCTGCTGAAGCTGAACCTGCTGCCTTTCAAGCGGTGCCGTTACCGGCTGCAGGAAATCCCCCTGGATCGGTGGCAGGCAGAGATTTTGGCGGATGGGAGTCTTTGATGGATTTGTTTGGAACCAAGAAAATTGCCAAACGCATGGATGACCTTGTTATGCAAAACAACAACCTCATGCACCTGATCAAAATGATGGCTGGAGAATTCGGCATAGTGCTGGAATTGCATGAGGCAAGCAATGGAAGCGCCGCGATTTACTTTGTGCGGCAGAAAGAAAATCCGAGCCAGATTAATGTCGTGCCGATCAGGGGGCCAAGGAAATGAGTTTCGTTGCTGATTTAAATTTCCAGGATCTGCAGCGGCTGCGGGCCGTGGTGAAGAAGGTTCACCTGAAGAATTATCCCACCCACATGATCACGGATTATGAGGCAGACAAGCTAATTGAAGCGCTGGGACCAGAGGTCAGGGAAGCCATGATCAAAGCGGCAGTGGATCAGGGGCAGGTGAAGTGATGTGGGTTCGAACCATGCCGCGCTGGATTGAACAGGAAGAAGATTTTCCTGCGCCATCTGAGGGCAGTCCAGGAACGATCACTATTCACGAAGATGTGCAGGAAAGTTTTTCCGGCCTGCTTGATGTTGACGGGAATCCATTGCACAGAGAACGTCAGCCAATTGGTTTTATTTCTTTGAACAACAACACGGGGGAACCTTCATGACTACAGCAGCAGAATTATTTAACGTATTTGATTATGGCGCTATCGGTGACGGCGTTGCGGACGACACGGTTGCTATCCAGGCGGCGATTACAGCCGCGCAAGCCCTTTATAGCGGTATTTGCCCAGGGGGAATGCTCTATGCGCCACCAGGCCGCAAATTCAAGATCACATCAGGGCTGACGATCACTAAGCCGATCAGCGCTGATTTCGGCAGCTTGATTTATTATGCCAGCAGCACAGGCGCGGCCCTGACCATCGGCGCAAGTGGGTGGCAGCAGTATCATGACCTGAAGTTCAAAGGCTTCCTGCAGAGCGTTGGGCAGAACAATGCCATGCCATCGTCCGTCAATACTAACGGCGCAACGGGAATCAGACTGAACAATTTCGTATTCTCGCGCTTGAAGGTTGACGTGGTGCAAGGCTTCACCAACTGCGGGATTTACATGGATGGCACCGGAGCTGTTTTCTCCCCGCAGGTGATCCAGCATAACCGGTTTGATTTCGGCCAAATCGTCAACTGCGGCATCGGCCTAAACATGCAGAGCCTGAATGCGGCAACGTCCAGTGTCGAGGCCAACCGGATCGACATCAGCAACATCTACCAGAATTTCTTTGGCATTCTGCTTGACCCGATTAATGCGTCCGGGGCAACGACATCCAACCGTTTCAACATTGATGCGATGGATAGCGCAAACACGGGCGCAGGCGGCCAGGGGATTGTCGTGAATGGCAGCTTCAACTGGTTTGAGCTGACCTATCTGGATACGAATGTTTGGTTTGGGCCGGGCAGTTCTCACAACAGCCTCTATGTGTTCAACACCGCAGCCACCGGTGCGAGCTATACGGCAGGCGGTTCCGGCAACAGCTATTACATCCATCCATAAACGATGGCCAGGCCGCGCGTCATTCACGATGAGGTCAAGGATGTCCATGTGTGCATGGGCAAAAAGCTGTGGTTGCGGTTATCTAAGAAGGCTCACGATGAGCGCACATCTATTTCTGCCTTGATCAGGGAAATGCTGGAGAAAAAGTTTGGCGCCGCAACCAAAGGCTAAATTCGATTATACCCCGCCCGGCGAAACGCTGCGGCAATTCATGCTGTCGAATAGATTTTTCCGCGGCATCCGCGGGCCGGTGGGTTCGGGTAAATCAGTCTGCTGCAGCGCTGCCGAAGTTCTGCGCCGGGCGGTGGAGCAAGCACCTGGGCCCGATGGTGTCAAGCGCACCCGCTTTGCCGTGGTGCGGAATACGAATCCGCAGCTTAAGACCACCACGATCAAAACCTGGCTGGATTGGCTGCCGGAACATATCTGGGGCAAGTTCAACTGGTCGCCGCCCTACACCCACCATATCAAACAGGGCAACATTGATTGCGAGGTAATCTTTCTCGCGCTTGACCGGCCGGAGGATGTGAAAAAGCTGCTATCCCTGGAATTGACGGGCGGCTTTATTAACGAAGCGCGCGAAGTGCCAAAGGCAATCGTGGATGCGCTCACCATGCGTGTCGGCCGCTACCCTTCCATGAAGGACGGCGGGCCCACCTGGTACGGCGTTTGGGCGGATACCAACGCACCGGAAGATGATCACTGGTGGCCGATCATGTCAGGCGAAAGCCCAATCCCCGATTACATGACGCGTGATGAAGCCCTGACGCTGATCAAGCCGGATGATTGGGAATTCTTTGTGCAACCGCCCGCGATGCTGGAAGTCAGGAATGAGGAAGGCAATGTCATCGGCTATAAGCTAAACCCCGCGCGCGAAAATGGCGTCAACGTGACGATAGATTATTATAAAAAAATCATCACGGGTAAAAGCCGGCAGTGGATTGAGGTTTATATCCTGAACCGTCTGGGCCACACCTCCGATGGCAAACCCGTCTATCCGCAATACATTGATGAAAAGCACATGGCAAAAGAGGCCATCCGGGCCAACTCGCTGCTGCCGCTTTATGTCGGCATTGACTTTGGCTTGACGCCCGCCGCCGTGATCGCGCAGCGCCTAGCCAATGGGCGCTGGATGATCCTTAAAGAGATTGTTGCCGGCGATATGGGCATCCAGCGCTTTGCGCCGATCCTTCGCGTTGAGCTGCAACGCTTGCTGCCAGGGCACAAAGAGATAAAGATTTACGGTGATCCGGCAGGCGATATGCGCGCGCAAACGGATGAACGCACGCCTTACGATATCCTGCGCGCGGAAGGCAT